TTCACGTTCGACCAAGACTCTGGCGCCCAGCAAGTGCAAACTTGGCTGAGTCAGGGATACGAGTCGGCTAGCATGGATCTGTCTAATGCGACAGATAATGCTCCTCTTGAGCTCCAATTGGCGCTCTTGAGCCGATTCGGGGTTAGCACCCGATGGATCCAATTCTTCCGTGACTGTTGTCGCGGTGACTGGTGGGTTAAACCCCGCCGGGGCCTGAAGCAACAGTTGAGTTGGACTGTAGGTTCGCCTCTAGGGCTATATCCAACTTTCGCGAGTTTCGCGCTGTGGCATCACTCGTTGGTGCAGGCGTGTTTTGCGGATTTGGACATCCCGAAGGACACCGGTACTGGCCTTTGGCCGTACGCCATCGTTGGTGACGACGTATGGATTGGTGTTTGGAGGGTGGCCGCGCTTTACCGGGACAGGATGAACAGCCTGGGTGTCCCTATCTCAGAGACTAAGACTCTTTGGGCGAAAGACACCGCCGAGTTCATCGGTAGGGTGATCCGTCCTAATCAGATGGTTCAGGGTTACAAATGGAAGGGTCGGGTGTCCGACGAGTCCTTTGTGGACATCGTTCGGAACATCGGTCCCGGGGCCTTAATTTTGTTGAGGCCCCGCCAGGAGCGGGTGATCGGTTATATCGCCGACCTCCCCGAGCCTCACGGCTTGGGGTGGAATCCGCTTGGCCTTCCCCTTGAAGAGAGGCTTACGCCACTCATTGAAAAGGAGTGGTCCCGCGATGAACGGGTAAGGTCTTTTGATAGGAGAGCAGCATGGGTCCACCGTATCCTGTACTCCAGTAGTAGGAGCCAGCAACAGTTTCGTCGAGAAATCGACGTTGCTCCCCTCGCCTCCGACCAGGAGGTGCTGGCGTTGTCCGATCAGTTCTTCCCGGGGTGGAACCTGGGAATACCGCTGTTCGGAAACGTGCACGAACTTGCCCTTGAGAAAGGTGTGAGTTCAGTGTCAACCAGCCATATGAAGACTGCTCTAGTCTTCAAGCGGGTCTCGTACCTCGTGTAGAGGGACGAAGTTCCAACATTGGTACAGTTGGAGCGTAAGATCCGCCGAGTGTTGTCGCGCAGTCGCTAGCCAACCTAGCGCCGTACGACGGTGTTAGGGAATCCGCCCTTGGGGTAACCCTTGGAAGCTCGTCCTTGAGCAAGGCGGGTGGCGGTAGGTGAAGAGACCTC